AAAACAAGAGGATATTACGGAGTGTAAAATGACGGTATCAGAAATTATAACAAGAAGTCGAAATCGGTTGGATGATAAAGTAGAACCTTATTTGTGGGATAATGATGAACTGCTCGATGCTCTAAATGAAGGTTATGAAGAATTCTGTGAACGCACACAGATTCTCCATGACGCTAAAACCCCCACAGGTTCGAGAGCACTTTGTACTATAACTTTAGTTGCTGGTACTGCCAACTATGCTCTTAATGCAAAAATATTGGATATAAAACAAGTTATGCTCCAGGGCAAAACACTTCCTCTTATAAAGAAAACTTCTACGGAAATGGATGTTGAATGGATTGGTTGGAGGGATGCAACAGGAAGTCCTCGTTATTATGTTTTAGATAGGCGTTCAAGACAAATTAGATTTGTCCCTTATCCTACGGCTACAGAAATTGGAGCAGGACTTAAAGCCTATTTGGATGTTACCAGACTTCCTCTTATATCTCTTACACTTACTCCAGATTCTACACCTGAATTTGATGCCAAATACCATAAGATTTTAGTTTCTTTTGTTTTAAAGAAAGCCTATGAGAAAGAAGATGTTCAGACTCGGAGACCTGATCTTGTTAAAAAATATGAGGCTGAATTTGAATTGGGAATAGAAAAAACAAAACGAGAATTAAATCGTTATTGGTCTAATGAACAAACGGCAATGTACTGCCATGAAGGTCTATTATAATGCCACAAGATGCAATTGTAGTAAACAAATTTACTGGGTTAAATAATGTCTTATCAGACTATGGCAAAAAGCTAGATGTACTTTTGCAGGCTATTAATGTAGATGTTGATGATGATTTAAGGCTTCGTTCAAGAAAGGGGTCTGATAAGGTTTTTGCTGGAAGTGTTCATTCTATATGGGGCGGTTCAGAAATTTGTTTGTTCAGAAATGGTGAACATCTGAAAAGTCTGAACGTATTGAATTATACCCCTGCAACCTTACGGAGTGGGCTTTCTACAGACCCTATTCAAATGCACTATCTTGAATTACTTGGAAAAATTTATTATTCGGATGGGAAAGTTACAGGCATAATTGAAAATACTGTAAATAGAAGTTGGGGATTGTCCGCTCCCCCAATGGCTGCATTGAGTTCAATTGCAGGTAATTTGTCATCTGGCACATATCAGGTGACAGTAACTTATGTCCGCAATGACGGACAAGAATCAGGAAATAGTGTTCCAAGTGTTATTTCAGTTGGAGATAATGCAGGAATCCAGGCAATAATTGAACCATCTGCCGATACAGATGTCTCAAAAATTAAAGTATATATGACTGAACCTAATGGTAATGTATTTTTCTTAGCTACTATTGTAGATAACGAAGGTCAGGCTGTAAGTTTAACAGAGGTAAACAATTTAACTTCGATTCTGCAAACTTTGAATCTTTCGGCACCTCCTGCGGGTGAGTTGCTACGATTTTGGAATGGGCGAATATGGGTAGTTGTCAATAATACTTTATGGTTTACAGAGCCTTATTCCTATGAGCTTTGTAATAAGTCTAAAAATTATATTACATTTGAACATCCAATCCATACTGTAATTCCACTTGATAATGGGGTATGGGTAGGAACTGATAAGAAGACATATTTTATAGCAGGTGATGAGCCTCCTTTTGGAATAAAAACTGAGTTTAATTTTGGAGTATTACATGCAGTACAGGAAACTGTACCTGGATACATCATCAACCCCAAAATCCAAGGAGAAGTGGGGATTTGGTTATCAGATGCTGGGCTTTGTATGGGAACATCAGATGGGTCTTTACTGAATCTTACAGACCAAATCTATTCATTTCCGTCAGCTTTGGCAGGGCATAGTCTATATCGGGAATCGGATGGGATGAATCAAATACTGATGTGGTTAAAAGAATCAGGCGAGTATCCAAATGCCTACAGAGCTTTTACTAATAGTGTAAATACGAATTTGCCCCTTTTGACGGCAAACGGTGCTACTTTGTAGCCCGAACCAATAATTTAACAAAGGAGGGATAACATGGCTCTTCGGTTATCAACAGGTCTTAGAAACAAGTTGCTTGGTATCAATTCAAGAAAAGAGACCAATGGTTCTTTCACAACCGATACTGCGGGTTGGACAGCAGTTGATTCAACTCTAGCCTCTGTAGCAGGCGGTCAATCTGGTAATTGTCTGGAAATTACTGAAGCGGGTGGAGTAAATCCTGGTAAAGCATACCAAGATATTACAACCAAAGTTGGACATCTGTACTGGGTTGAAGTTTATTTCAAGCTAGGCACAGGAACTTCAGGCAAATTAATGATTGGCACGGTTGCCGATGAAGATGCAATCTGGGATTCTGGTGCACTTACGGATGCAGCTTGGACAATGGTTCCTGGCAATATTGCAGGAAAGGTTATGTTCCTGGCAACAGAAACTACAACCAGAGTTACCTTGCAGGAAACGGAGGCAGTAGCTGGTAAAACAGCTTTATTTGATGAACTCAGATTCATTTCAATGAGTAGAGCAATCCAGGATGTATTTAAAGATTGTTTCATTGAAATCAGAACAGGTCCACAGCCCGCATCTGCTGATGATGCCCCAACGGGGACATTGCTGGTAACCATCTATAGTGATGGTGCTGCTGCTGGATTGGAGTTTGATGATGCTGCTGCTGGCACAATTTCCAAGAAAGCTGCCGAGACATGGAGTGGAACTGCTGGAGCTACTGGANCAGCAGGATGGTTTAGAGTAAAGGCTGCTGGAGATGGTGGCGGAGGATCCACTACGGATGAAAGAATTGATGGTCTTTGNGGGACCTCAGGAGCCGAACTCAATATGAGTTCAACAGCTATTGTGAGTGGTGCTGTGCAATCTATCAGCACATTCCAACTTACAGAGCCTAGCTCATAATTAGAGAGCCTGCTTAGCAGGTAAAGGGGGCAGGTATTTATCTGGGTGCACCCATTTATATATAACTCCTGCCCCCCAGCTTTTGAAAATGTTTTCAAAAATAGGACTATATAATGGCTCAATTTTTCGTTGATTTAGTAAATATAACCTCACTTCTTGATTTATCGGGTTGGCAAGAAGTAGATATTTCTGCCTATGTCCCATCCAATACTACATTAGTAATTATTGCTGCTAAAAATGGTAATGATAATATAGGAGCAAGACATCCAGATTCTACTGATGATTTAAAGGCAATAGGTATTGTAAATACTATGTCTTGGATTCCTTGCGGAGTATCTGGACAAAAAATAGATTTATATAGAAATAGTGGTAGTGTATATTATTATATAGTTGGATATTTTGTTACAGGTGAGGCATTAGGATTTAGTTCTGCTGTAAATAAATCTCTTGGAGTAACTGGCACATGGACAGATATAGACTGTACTCCAGATGTTCCTACTAATGCTGCGTTTGCTTGTTTTATAGTAAAAGATACAACAGCGAGTGGAAATTTATATTGGGGATTTAGAAATGATGGCTCTGGTGATAGTAGAGTTCCTTCTTCTGGTAATAGAATGACAGGGGCTATTGTACCTATTACAAACGGAATTTGTGATGGAATTATAGAAAATACAAATGTTGATTTTTATTTAGTTGGTTACATAAAATATGGAACAGTAAAAACCAATGCTTTAGATAAATCTCTTGGAGTAATTGGTTCTTATCAGGATATAGATTTATCAGCAGATGCTCCAGCAGATGCACTTGCTGTATTAATAGAGGTTGCAACCTTAGCATCAGGAAATCAATATTATATAAGATGCGATGGAAGTTCTGATGATTTTTATGCTACCAATTTTAATTATTATAAAGATTATAATGTAACTAAACTTAGTGCTGGAAAGATAATTGAAGGGCGTATAGAAAACGTAGGGGTAGATTTTTGGGTATGGGGTTATTTTCAACCTACTCCAGAAGTACCTCCCGTTGCGAATTTTTCAGGAACTCCTACTAGTGGGGCCTCTCCCCTAACCGTTACTTTTACCGATACCTCTACTGGGGGTGTTCCAACTGCTTGGATTTGGGAATACTCTAAAGACGGTGGTGGGTATAATCAATTTAGTACATCTCAGAATCCTATTTATACTTTCAATCAAAATGGTAATTATACCATAAAGCTAACTGCCAGTAATGCTTATGGGTCTGATTCAGAGATTAAAGTTAATTATATTGTGGTAAGCAATGCTGGAAGTCTTGCCAAATCCCTGCCTGCTCTGGATGAGCCTGGTATAAGTGGAATGAATGATGCAGTTTTAACTGCACCAATGTTTGATAACTTAGCCGATATGCCATGGGTAGTTGCTAATCTGCCCATGTTTGATATACAGGGTGGTGGCTATACTATGACCTATCTTCAAGGTCTGTTGCCATCATTAACGATTAATGCTACTCATATACAATTAATTACTGCTGGTTTAGGAACCTTGCCGATGCTTGTGTTAGTGGGAGAAATGACTCCCGCTACTGGGATATCAGCAACTTTACCAATGTTGACAATTACTGGGGCAGGGTTAGTAGGACAGGTGGGCATACTTCAATCTATCCTGCCTATGCTTCAACAAACAGCTATTATAATCCCTGGCAATCCTATGACTCTGCAACAAGTTCTTCCCATGCTCCAAATTCTCGCACAGCATATTATTGGATATACTGGTAGAACTCAAGCCACATTGCCAATGCTTCTAATTACATCTACAGGAAGCTGGACTCTTGCCATTACAGCAACAGGGGTTATATCCTTACCCAGATTAAAATTAGATTCATTTTTACGGATAACTCCCTCAGAAATATATCGAATTTTTGCATTTAATTTGCATGGTAAAGCTCTAACAGAATATGAGAATTATTTATTCAATAGTGCCTGTAGATTTGCAGGGAGATACTATGCTGCCAATGCAAATGGAATCTATCTCCTTGAAGGTGAAACAGATGATGGTGTAAACATTGATGCCAAGATTCTGACTGGAAAAAGCAATCTTAATACAACACTTCTCAAGAGAATGACAGATGCATTTATTACATTAAAAGGTGATGGTAATTACTATCTTATAGTAGAAGATGAAACTGGCAAACAATTCCGTTACGCTATCAGTAGTCGGACTAAAGACCTTCATAC